CCCCGTCAAAGACGGGGGGTTAACCTGCATGATAAAACCGCTGAAATTTAGGCGGCATACGCGTCCCGTAGGGAGGCTATCATGTTGCATGGCTGAAGCTACAAAATAAAGCTGAAGCCAACTACTCACGGCTTGGCCGTGGCTCTTTGGCACACGATAAACGCGTGCCTATCGTGCCTCACTCCAGGGGAGGTCACTTGGCTGGAGTGCCAAGTGCCCTTTCCAAAGAGCTTTGGGTGCGAAAGCATTTTGCTAAGAGCGGTGGCGAAGTCCCAAAGGGAGACATCGCCATGTCGATCGCACTGGTTCCGTACGGGGTGAAAACCTCGGGCGGCAATGAATACGAAGACCGAGAGTACCATTATAACAAGTACTGTCCGAGTCTTCGCAGCACCACGTCCGATATTGTCGGCGTAAACCAAGACAAATGGGAGGGTGAAATAATCCCGAACCACTTGGAACGTCGTCGTCGGGGGGAGTTGTTGCCTTATACGAATTGGTCTCACCAGACCGAAACTGGCAACTTTTCCTCTTCGTACTGGATTCAATGGAAAACCGGAACAGTCTGTGGGGGTAGTGGTTATCCTCAAGGTTGGACCATAGGAGGTGATCCCTTCTACTTTCCGAGAATCACAGAAGCAGAACTGGACCTCTGGTTAGAGGAACAGGACGTCAATCTGGACGCTCTTGTGGTGAAAGCCGCAAGTGACTGCTATGCGAAGGGTGTTGACATGCTAACATTCCTTGTCGAGTTAAGGAAACTCGAGCCCGACTTAATCCGTCTCGCCGAGCGTGCAAAACGTCTTAAACCCCGTGGTAACACGGGTACGGTAGAAGCATCGTTCGGTTGGGGCCCGTTAATTCGGGATGTGGTAGATATTGTAACGGAGTTGAACTCCGCAGGCAGTATACCTCCTAGGTTTGTTACTGGGCGTAGTGGCGTGTCGATTACGTCGGAGGACGTAGTCAGCATCGTATCACCCACTTCGGGTGTGTTTTATACCGCTACGTGGACAGGGAACACCGTGATAACGGCCTCCTTTCGGGGGAGCTGTTGTGCGCGGTTTGCGCCTAATCGTTTTCGGTGTAATCCGATAACGACGGCGTGGGAACTTATTCCCTGGTCGTGGCTGGTCGACTATATTATAGGAGTCGGCAGCTATCTGGAACAGCAATCATTGATGGCGGTATCTACTGCAATGACGACCTCTCATGGTTGGAAGTTGCACGTAATCCGTCAGGCCGACCTAAGCGTTGTCTGGCACCAAGGATATACCGGGACCATCGAAGGTCACGGCGTACACCAGGTAACCAGAAAACTTAGGAAGCGAGTCGATCCACCTAAATTCCCTCAAATCAGTGTGAGGGCGACGGACCTAAATTTGCTTCGGCTCTTGACGGATATAATGGTTCGGTGAACCAATCCGGAATTGAGTCAAGTCTTGGGTTCTTCTCTCCTCATAAAACTTATCCTAGATTGGAGAAAGTAACATGGCTGGTATGACTACCACTCTTAAGCTACAGTCCAGAAACGGACACAACAGCACTTACACGGTTCCGGCGGTGCACACGGCGGTTTCGCCGAAGCTCGTTATTCAGAAGCGGAAAGTGCCTTCGGGTAATCAGCGTATCTTGGAAGATACCATCAGCGTCGTAGACGCAACCGAAGATGCGAATGACGTCATCCTCGACGTCAAGGACTCCATCACAGTCGTTCTCCGCCGTGACAAACACGGGAAATCGGCGAACTGGGCCGCCACTCTGGCTCGTTTCCGCGACGTAGTCGCGGGCGATGAGTTCGGAGCGGTCGCTACTTCTCAGGACAACCTCATTTAGCGGTGGGAACCGCAAGGTGGGGCTGGCTGGTGTGGATCCTTGTTGGGTCCGCAGTTTGTCAGTACTGGGAAGTGGGTTGTCGTATCTTTACAGGTGTGATGACCTCTCTGTGATCTGAAAACCATCCTGCAATAGGAGGTTAGTATGGCGAATCAGCCAACTAAGGGCGTTACCTTGTGGCAGTTGCTGCAAGCGTACGTCGGAGACATTCCGCTTGATCTGCTAGGGGAAGGGACGATAAGGCGCATCCAAGGCTGGATACGCGCCCGGTCTATCCCTAACCTAGCAACTGTTTGTGACCACTTTCGACCCGTCGCTTTGCTTGGGTCGGAACAATGGCGCACTCTCTCCCAGATTGAGGCTTTCATAAAGAAGAATGAAAGTCTACCCTCCTTGCCAACCGTCGATACCGGTCGCGCTGCACTCGAATCCTTCGAGCGCGCAGAGCGAATCTGCCGGATAACCAATCGTAGGTTGGCCTACTATTTCGACCATGAGGAACGGATGGATCCGAACCTGTCGAAGTGGATGAAACGAGCCGCAAGGTTTGTGGAGAACTGTCTGGGTCCTGTGGACGAGTTCGTGGAAGCAATTCCACAACTTGTGCGTCTCACGAGCGGTGCTACGTCAACACGAGCACGGAAAGATGCCTTGCCTTTTATGAAGGTGTCTAAGACTCCTGTGTGTACTCCATCGGCCGAGCCACTATTACGCAGCTTATACGCCTACTTTGGCGTGAAGCTCCGGAACGTGCGCCTGGTCGCATGGAATCGTGTAATTGTCGTTACCAAGAACTGGAAGACAGGCAGGACGATCGCTGCTGAACCGGAGGGGAACTTACCCTTCCAGTTGGCGTTCGACACCTTTGTAAAGGGGTGTCTAAGGAAAGTCGGTATTAACCTGTCTTCTCAGCGCAGAAATCAGCAATAC